TTTCCTTCTATTAGATAGGTTCTTTATCATAGATTTGATGTCTAAAGGAGCTTTATTCTGCTTGATTAAGAATGGTTTAAAGAAATTTATATGTCCTGGAGCATCTTTCATAGGCTCCTTTCCTCTAAACCAAAGCAAAGCCTGCTTCATCTTGTCAAAGACTTCCTCATTCACATCTAATCCCTCATCAATCATTTTCTGAGCCTCATCCTCTTGTCTGAAACTGTACTGAAAGTCTTTTCCATAGACTTCCATTATAGCTTTTTTCATATAAAGCATTAACAATCTTTTTAGCTTATTATCCTTAATATTATTATTAACGTTATATGATACGTTACGTGCAACATCAGAGGTTTCCCTGTCCGCAACCTCAGAGGTTTCCCTTACCTTAGTTTTGTCAACCTGTAGGTTTCCCTTCCTTTGTGGATTGCTGTTAATAACCTTGCTATTGTTAATAACCTTGTTAATTGTTTCCTTGGCTTCTTCCTGCTCCAGAGTTGGTATATCGTGCTTGGCCAATGACACATTCTTACGAGCCATTTCCTCTGTAGTTTTTAGATCATAAATCACAAAATAGACGTTGCCTTTCTGGCCCTTAAATTCCTTTCTAGCATATTTAATATACTTCCATTCAATAAGCTTTCTAATGTATCTGGACACAGCTTGCCTGGAAACTTTCAGATCCTTAGCTAGTGTCGCCTGGTTCGGCCAACAAATGCCTCTATAGTCAGTGTATGAGCATAGAGCTGCGAGAACGAACAAAGCCTGCCTGTGCTGCTGCAGGTTTGGATCCTTATAAGCTCTAATAGGCAAATGGATATACAACCTGTAATCAGTTGGACTTTTTTTCTTTTTCCCCATCTAATTCTTTCTTGAGCTGCTGATAAATGAATGATTTAGAAACTTCCTCTTGCCTCAAATATTCCTTGCATAAATCATAAATTTTATCAGTAAGCCAATCAATGTTTTCCTTTGTTACTTTTGTGGCCCAAATGGGCTTTCGGTAAATCATATTTAATCTTTTCAAGGTAAAGCAAAGTATCAACAAGCTCCTCCTGCGTATCTCTTATCCATACCTTTAATGGTTTCTTTCTGGCCTGCATTGTAATTCCAAATTTGGCCCTGGATTTATCTTGTTGTTGGTCAATGATCTTTCTTACGTTGCTATAGATCAAATCTTTTTTAAGCAGCTTTTTTTTTGCCATTTTTCTGCCTCCAGGTTCTTTCAATCAATTTTTCAATGTACTTAGAAATTGATCTGCCATCCTGGGAGGCCAATTCTTTTAGCTGTTTTCTGGTATTTGAATTGAGCAATAATAATTGTTGTTCCACGTTTGTTCCTTTCTAAAATTATTTTATTTTTTTTTATTTTGCCTATTGCAATCTGCTATATAGTTGCTATATATAAATTACTAGTGAAAATAATTAGTACATTCCAAAAAAAAACAATCAAACAAGGAGAGCAAATGACTAAAGGAAAGTTATTAACTTTTATATTTGATAACGAGAAGTTTCAGATGACAGATACTGTCAATGAATATGGGGTTCCAAACAAAGCTATGGATGCTGCCAACAGTTATTTTGATTTGCCACAAGGTGCCTGGTTTGGCCCTAAAGATGGTAGCCCAAAAGATACTTGGGTTTGGCAATTAGGTAATTATTTTGATTAACAATAACCAAGGAGAAAAAATGAAAACAAAAAAGAAAAAGAAACCTATCCAGGTTGTCTATAACAATAAACCAGATCCAGTAGTTAAGATTACTGAATATGAATACACTGGCGAAGGTTTAAAAATGACTAAGCAAACAGTTTATAAAGATGAGCCAGAGCCTGGCAAAGTTTATGCTTTAACAGGCACTAAAGATACCAAATGTATTCTCAATGGTAATACTTGGGCAGAAAGTGAAGTCAAAGAAACTGAGCCAAGTGGCTTTGATAAAATAGATCATTTAGAAAAACAGATGTTACTCAACCAACAAATGGAGGATAATTAAATGAATAAAATATATCAAAAATATAAACCTAAATATGATGAGGATGTTAAGCAATATGGAGATAAAACTTCAACTTACATATCAGCAACAGATCTTGCAATTTTAATTATGGATGGTTTGAAAAAGAAATACCCAGAATATAAATTTGCAAAGACTTCAAGATATTTTGCAGGAGGATCCTCTGTAGATATTAATCTTCAAACAGGTTGGGAAAACCTATCAGAAGAAAAGTCAAAAGAAATAAATAAATTTGTTGATAGTTATTCTGGAGCTGCCTTTGATGGGATGATTGATCTTAAATACAGCGAGAAAATTTGGTTGATGCCAGATGGATCTGTTACTGCTGCCGACAATGGCGGAGGTACTAGCGGATGTGTTTCTGGTTACGATTATCCAAAACCTTCAGAAGATGCTATCAAAATTTCTTCTGGTGCTTGGGTAATGTTTGATGCTTATCCAAAGTACAAAACAAAAGCCTATAAAGATTATTCAGAATATCAAAAACAAAAAAACAAGGAGGCTGCGTAATGTATAACGTTCAACTAGCTGATATTATTTTGGTTCCTGTTGGATCTAAAGCCGAAGATGGTTTTTATGAAGGTACCAGAGCTGCCAAAGTAATTAAACTTCTACCAACTCCAGGTCATTTTAAAATTAGATTTTTAAATAATGAGTTTGAAGAATATGGAAGTGAAAATGGAGTTAAAAGAAATTCAAATGATGTAATTAAAAATTTTGGATTTCAATCTGATAAAAATAAAATCAGTAAATTGATTTCATTTTTTAAATACGAATACCACTTGAATAAAAACAGAGTTAGACTTGGATCAGATAGCAAGCAAAAAAATTGGGATGATTGGAGGCTGCCTGATGGAGCATAAAAAAATTAATCAAACAATAGAGGAGGCTTTATGAAGCACGAATACTTAGTACAAACAAAACCCCAGGGAGCTGAAGTCCAGGGTATGCACACTGTTAGTATGACAGAGGAAAAGCTACAAAACATAATTGGATCCTTTCAGATGTACAAATTAAACAAGGAAGGCCAATTAAAAATTGTGGTTGTGAATGGTGGCAAGTCTTATGATTTACACGCAATTAAAATGAAAAATATTTTGTAACCGAGGGTTGACTTCTGAATATATTATCACTATATAATAGATATATGGTTAACAATTCTAACAAGGAGAAAGAAAATAATATGGAAACAATAAAAACAGAGTTAAAAAATATAAACGATGAGTTGTTAAAATTGTATAATACTCCTGGAATGGCCTTACAATTTCAACCCTCTAATTTAAAAATTTTAAAAAAACAGATTGAAAAATTAATAACATTAGAGGAGGCAATCAACAATGATAGTTAACTACGAAGCCAAAAGCAGATTTGGCTACCAACAATCAAAGGAATACAAGGTTCCTGTGATCTCAAACAAAACTGATAAAGGCAAATGGTTAAATGCTTATATCAATAAATTCTTTACTGGATCTCACAATTACTTTCAAAAAGGTAAGGTTCACGTGAAGTTAAAAAATGCTTGCTTCAAAGTTAATAACGATCTTTCAGTTATGGTTCTTTGGTTTAAGAATTTAAAAAAACTAAAGCAAGAAAATTTCGTTGGAGAAGTTTTCAATGCTCAACTTTATAAACAACAATACAACTACGAGGAGGCTGCGTAATGAAAATAGAATATAAAGGTTTTGTAATTACAATAGATAAAGTTAGTAAAAGAATATCTACTACTAGCTTATCTAAAAATGGCAAAACTATATCAAGATCAGAATTAATTAAATATGAAAATCTTGAACCAAGTATCTATAATAAAAAACAATGTGGTTTATCTATTAAGAATTACAAATTATTGATTGATAAATATTTAACAAAAATGGAGGTAGCATAATGAAAAACATAACTGTCTATTACCAAAAAAAGTTTAGCCCAGATGCTAAATACACAGATGACTTTAGTAAAACTCATACTAAAGTTTTTGAAGGTGTTATCAATAATGATGACGACCAAGAAGATGTCTTTAGTGCTTTTAATAATTACGATACAAATCCTTTATCAATAGCAAATGAAACTAACAAAGTTTGTTTTGTAAAAGATAAGCTCGTTACTGGTAAAGAATTCCAGGAAGCTATGAAAAGTAAAAAAGTAGAATGTATGCACACTTCAATGAGTGTTGGCGATATAGTTTCTGTTGATGGAACTGCTTATCTTTGCCAAGACTTCGGATGGAAAAAATTAACAAACAAAAAGGAGGTTGCTTAATTGGCAAATAAAAAATTAAAGCCAGAAATTTTAAACTCTAGTTTAGGTATCGGAACTGTACTCAAATACAGTTTTGATACCGAGCAAGAGTTAGAGGAATTCTTTTTAAAAGCTCTGGTTACATTCAATAAAAACAAATCTAAAACAAAGGTAATTGGTAAATCTATTTACGTTTTCCAAGAGCCTAACAAACAGGAGAAAACAGATGCAGTTACAAAAAGTAACTAACTTAAACTACGATCAATTTATTGGTCGTAAGATTTATAAAAGAAGGAAGCAATTAAAACTAACACAAATGGAAGTTGCTAAAGTTATGGGAATTACATTTCAGCAGGTTCAAAAATATGAGAAGGGAGTTAATATTATTTCTAATAAAAAATTAAGATCCCTTTCTGCTGCATTAAAGATCCCAAAAATTAAAATTGGATTTTGTGTTTATAAATACAACAAAAAAATAGGAGGCTTATATGAATAATTATGTTGCTTATTTAAGAACGAGTACCAAGAAGCAGCTCCTGGGTATTGCTGCTCAACAAGATAAGATCCAGGATTTCATTTCAAAAAGAGATGGAGCTGTCTTGGTTAATACTTTTACTGAGCAAGAAAGTGGATTGAATAATAACAGGAAGCAGCTCCAGGCTGCGATCCAATTTGCAAAAGATAATAATGCTAGATTATTGATTGCTACTATGGACAGGCTAACAAGAAAGGCGAGCTTCTTTTTACAGCTCCAGGAGGAAGGAGTTAAATTTACTATTTGTGATATGCCAGAGGCAGACGAAACTACCATTTCTATTCTGGCTGTTATTGCTCAAAGAGAAGTTAAGATGATTAGGCAAAGAACTAAAAATGGTTTGGGCCAAATCAAAAAAAAATTATACCAGGATGGCCAATACAAAACCAAGCTAACCAATAGAATTATTACCAAGTTAGGTAATACAACTAACCTGGCCCAAGCTGCTGCTCTTGCTGTTGCTGCTAAGAAAAAAGCTGCCGCAGAATTTGCAAAAAATATTTTGCCTGTTGTCCAGGAGATCAAGGATAAGGGCAGAGTAAATACTTACAGAGGTATAGCTGCAGCTCTAAATGCTAGAGGAATAGCTACTAGATCCAATGGCAAATGGTATCCAAGCAGTGTTAAGAACCTAGAATTGTACAGATAATATTCTTGTTATGTACTATAAATTAACTTATAAAGGAGATTGTAATGAAAGTTACAGATGATTTAAAAAACTTTACTTGTAGCAGATTGCCAATTTTATTGGGAGCTGCACACAAAAATGCTTTGTCTAAAAATGAATTACTCCAGGAATTTATTGATAAAAAAAATGGATCTTGGGTAGAGCCAGAGCAAAATAACTATTCAAAATATACAGATTATTTTGAGCAAGCTATTCAAAAGATTGTTCAAGATGATTTTCCTAAATTAAAATTTAAAGCAGGAGCTAATGAGAAGCCTTATGCTGCAGTAAGTACACCGCTTGCCTGCAGCCTGGATGCCTGGGCCGTAGCCAAGGATCCTATTCACGTAACAAATCCAATGGGCCAAACCTTTACAATGGAAGGAGATATTTTAATTGAATACAAAACTACTTCTGTTGCTGAAGATAACTTGCCTTTATACAAAGGGCCTATCCAAGTACAGGGCCAAATGATTTGTACCAATACTACTAAAGCTATTGTTGTGGTGTTTAATATTAGAACCTGGCAAATAGAATACTGGCCTATCTTTGAGCATAAGGAAGTACAATCTAAAATCAAAGAAGCTGTCAGAGATTTTTGGAATAGAAAGGATAAAGAAATATTTTATGATCCAGAAAAACCGAATGATTATAATCTAATTTATCCAAATCCGATAGCAGAAATTAAGGATCTATCTGGTAATAATTTTATTGGAGATGCAATCAATGCCTGGCACGAAGGCAATCAGTTAATTAAAACTGGTAAAGAAAAGATTGAACAATCACAAGATGTAATCAAGCAAGCTCTTGGAGAGCATAGCTTTGGTACTTATAATAACTTTAAAATTTCTTGGCCTGTTAGAAACTATAAAGCAAAGCCAGAAAAAGTAGTGCCTGCACAGGAGGCATATTCAAAAAGACAATCAACAATATCAATAAAGGAGGGAGAATGAGTGAAGTAATTTGGACAATCGTTATATTCTTTTTAATTTATTTAGCTTTGAGATCGGCTGCAAAAGGTATGATCTCAATGGTAACAGGAGGAGATGATGAAGAAGAAAAAAGTAACTAAGCTATGGCAGGGTAAATTCGTTTCTGTCAGAGATTATGAAGTACAGGCTGCAATTAAAAAAGGTGGATTAGAAATAAATCACAATGGAAAAATTATGCAGCTAAAGAAAGACGAGCTGCTGCACCTGCAGCCAAGCTCTAAAATATTTCAATCTAAATTTAAAGGATCCTACAGATTGATTGATATTTTATTTAAACCACTAACCGAGGATCCAAGACAAGGAAAATTAGTATGAATGATATAGTTAAAAAAGATCCAATGAAATTTGCAGAGGAAATTGCAAAATCAAATTTGGTACCAAAACAATTTCAAGGTAAGCCTGTTGATGTTTATCTAGCTATGAGTTGGGGTAAGGAGTTAGGCATATCTCCAATACAAGCTCTGCAAGATATTGCAGTTATCAATGGCAAGCCTAGTATTTATGGAGATACTATGATGGCTCTTTGTAGAAGTCATCCTGAATTTGAGGATATAAAAGAAACTATCTCTGGAGAAGGAGCTAGCAGAAAAGCTGTTTGTGAAATTAAAAGAAAAAATCAATCCTGGTATAAGACAGAATTTTCTATGTCAGATGCTAACAGAGCAGGCTTGTTAAATAGGCCTGGCCCTTGGAAGTCATACCCAGATCGTATGCTCAAGATGCGAGCTAGAGGTTTTGCTTTAAGAGATGTATTTGCAGATGCTCTTGGTGGTGTAATAACTAGGGAGGAAGCAGGGGATTATCCAACAAGGGATCCTAAGCCTGTAGAAACAGTTATGGATAAGCTAGATACTGTAGCTAAAACAGCTTTAGAAGCCCCTACAATAGCATCAAATAAAGAAAATGATGTTACCCCTACCAAAGAAAAGATCGTTGAAAATACTACACCTATGGCCCAGGAAACAGATATACAACCAGAGGTAGGTAAATCTCAATGGGAGATGAGGAAACTTAAAGGGCCTGGAATATATTGTGAGGATCATAAGTCTTTTGCTGAGGAGTTTAGTAAAGCTATGGGCAATATAAGGATCCATAAGAAATCTAATAAGGCAGAGAAGCTCAAGTTTTTAAAGCAGCTATTTCAAGTCAATGAAGATGTTATCAAAGATTTAGAAACAGTAGATAGCGGATTACATACTTCAATCTTTAATGAGTACATATCCATAGCAGGAGAGCTTGATGAAAATAATTGATGAAAAAAATATCTGTCCAAGGTGTGATGGTACAGGAAAGATCCAGGGATCTAACACTCAACCCACTGAAAAACAAATGAAACTATTTTTAACTTTCAAAAAATATTTAATTGAGAAGGGCCATCCTCCTTCAGTAAGAAGGCTTGCGGCCCTGGAGTTTTCTTCAGTTACTGGTACTTACAACAAGCTCATAGCTTTAGTTGACAAAGGAATTCTTGGTAGAAACGTTAATGGCAAGGCTCACTCTTGGCATAACTTCTACATTAAGAAAGATATAGAAAGGAGGTAAGGGGTATTGGACATACATAACAGAGAGTATATTTCAAGTAAGCGATTACAAATCAAGCAAGACTTGAAAGATACTAACAAAAAGATTTTCTCTTTAGAAAAAAGAAAAGAAAAACTTGAAAAAGAAAAAAGAGATTTATCTTTTAATGAATTAATATACGATACATTACTTATGAATTGGAAGTAACTTTCCTTTTATAAGTCAATTCTTCGGCAGCTTCATCTAAGCTGAACACAGGTTTAATAAACCTTAAAGGATCCTCTTGTCCTGGATCAACAATAAAAGCCATACTCTGAAATATATTATGTTCTCTCAATGATTTGCTTTCTGCATAATCATCAATCTCTTTATATCCTGCTACCCTTACTGCGTGAGATATTCTTTGGCTTTCGTGGTTCTTAACTATTTGATAACCAGAAACGTGCCTGTGTCCTGCAACATAAATATCATCCACACCAAACCTGGCAGCCTTACTCATTGCGTGGCTTTCGTTCCACTGAGAATGACCTGCGTAATCGTGCCTACAATTTACATTAATTGTTTTACCACCTGGGATCTTTAGCTTTAATCTAACTCCGTGGTTCCTATAAATTCCTGCTTGAGATCTGAAGATAAATTTATTTATATCTCCACCATCTGTATTCCAAATATCGTGATTGCCTCCAATAACAGCAGCCCAATAAACTCCTGCCTCAGATAAAAACCACTCAATTAATTTCTCTGCTTGTTTCCTGGTAGTTTCCTGGTCAGCATACTTCTTCATTAATCTGCCTACCCAGTTGTTTGTAATATCCCCAACACATATTCCAATCATTCCTGGAGTGTTAGCCATTAGATCCATATCAGCTTTTAATCTACCCCAGTTACAACCATCATCATCTATATGCGGATCCCCAACAAAACACAGGGCAAAAGGTTTTTTTTCTTTTAGATCTACATCAATTAATTTAGTTGCATTGTGAGTTTCTCTTTTTCTTTCCCATCTCTTGAGAGATCTTTCAATTAATTCTTCAGTAGTTAATTCATCATCTGGAATATCTTGAATAATAAAAGGAGCTTTTATAACATTATCTAATTTGTTTTCTGATTTATATTTTCTGTATAAAGAATAAACAGTTTGATAATTTTTACCAAGTTTCTTTGCAGCTTCATTATAACCTAGCTTATCTACTAGATCTAATACTTGTTTGATTTCTGTAATACTAATTATCTTCGGCATCTTTCATAATAAGTGAAAGCTCCTCGGCCCTGGCAGGAGTTTGTTCTGCCCATCTACTATCTAACATTTCTAGTGAGGCAGTTTCATAATCCTGATCCTGGAGAGCTTCCAACATCCTTCTAAATTTTTTAACACCTGTAGCACCTAATTGAAAAACCATTTCAATTAATACTTCAGTTGCAGTAGGAGTAATATCTAAATCGTAATCGTGGCAAATATTCTCTACTTGATCTACAGCATTTTGGAAATCTTTTTCAAAAATTTTTTCCAAAAATTCTTTATCATATTCCTTATCATCTTCCCAGAAATCTTCTACACATAGATGGCCAAATCCTATTGTTCTTTTTCCCAGGCTGTCCAGGTACACCTTGGATCTATAGCCTTCGTGTTCTTTAATTCTTTCTTTTATATCTTTCATTTATTTTTATTTGCTATTGTTCTTGCTATACTCTCTCCGCTTCTACCCACGACATACCCTCCAAGTCCTATATTTAATAATGTCCATACATCTCCAGGCAGCTCAAAGGTTATGATTGTTCCAGTAAAAAGTTTTATCACTGGCCCCAGGATATAATTCCATACCAGAATAAATATTAAAACATACATTAAAGTTGGTCGCCAACCTGCAACAAACCAATTTGATTTTGCTTCAGCTTCTACAATAGATGCAGCAGCTTTTAATTCTTCAGTGCCAGATTGTAGTAATTGA